ATGCCATACTTCAAAGAATTCTATAGCATTCACGGCTATACTCTTAATTTTGACTACTTAGGGCTAAAAGACGAGGAGATGGTATTTGAGGCAGAATTAGCCAACTTAGGTCAAATGAATCTCATCATAACGGAAGCATACGTTGTAGCAAGGATTACACCCAAGAAGGCGTTATTCGGAGTAACCTATTTACTGAACGGTTTAGAGAGGTTGGATGCAACAATCTGCAGAATGAAGCAGAAAGATGGACAGATCGTAGCAGAGATGTTCGACGATAAGAAATTTGAGAATAACGAAACCAAATTTTTGAATCTAATCAAAAACAAGTAATGAAACTTAGACAGCTGCTAAACGAAGTAGAAGCAAAGGGATGCCCTTTACCAACTCAGAACATTGAGCTTAATCTGGAGAACAGACAAAAGGCCATTGAGAAATATGGGTACGGACCACTCAATCCAAACGAACCTAATGAGAAATTCTGGGATAAGAAAAAGGAAATGTGGCAGCTGGATTCTGTTGAGGATGCAAAAAAATCACTATGTGGCAACTGCGCAGCATTTGACATAACTACTAAAACTCTAGACTGTATTGCAAAAGGTATTGGTGATGATGAAGGCACAGAAGATCCATTTGATGTGATTGATGCAGGGAAACTAGGATACTGCAGATTTCTCAAATTCAAATGTGCAGCCAAACGCACCTGTGATGCATGGGTAGTTGGAGGACCACTTACTGACGATAAGACAGAGGAATAATGTTCCATATATTAGAGTACAACATAACAGATACTCCGTATATAAGCACACCTGTCGATGACAGCTTGTTTAAGATGAAGCACGTACCTGAGTTCTTCGATCGCTTTGGATACGAGCTCACCTATATTGAATCAGAAATACACAAAGCAAACAAAGTAGACGGCCATGTGCTAGTACCAGGATCACCGACCGATGCTGCAGCATGTATACAGGATTGGATCATCCAAATATATGAGCATCCAAACCTATATCTCGATCATGCGCACGTAAACGTAAGATACGCATATAAAGGCGCTCTCAGAGAGCAGATCGAGCATCATGCAAAGAAAAACCCCAGACTCTATAAGCTACTGAATATACAGCCAAAGTATATGGCTGACTTCTGCCTCGACTACATTGTAGATGGGCGTGTTGTTGAGCTGATACATATAGAGCATGATTTGCAAGATTATGACCAATATATGGGACATCTGAAGTTGATGGAAACATTAATAACAACAACCGATTGGGTAAAAGCATATAACGATCTAGAGCACTACTTTAACGAAGAATACACAACAGACGAGTATGCTCAAGCAAAAACAAAAGCAGCCTATTACGGTTTAGATAAATTAGATTATTTGCATGAACCAAAAATGCTATCCTATAAAAAGGTGTTTTAATTAAAAACAAAGATACTTATATATAAACAAACAACCATGACTTTACAGAATTTATACATCAAAGTTAAAAAGAACAAGATTACTAAGCAACGATTCTTGGCTGAGGCAAGAAGGCATGCAGTAGGAGGTAGACTAGTTACATCGCTTAACAGCTTTGAAGATACCGTCAGAATTTTGAAAAACAACGGCCTTATTTCAGAGGTCAAAGGTACAAGCAAACAACGAAACGAAAATAAGTTTGACTTAAACAGATATTTGCGCGAGATTGAAGATGAAGAGACAGAGGAGACTGCACCTGAGGAAGAGGAAGCTCCAGAAGAAGAGACCGAAGATGCTCCTGAGGAGGCTCCAGAAGAAGCTCCTGAAGAGGAAGAAGCTCCTGAAGAAGAGGCACCTGAGGAGGAGGAGGAAGCAGGACCATCTCCAGAGCTAAGCAACCTAACTTCCAAGTATCTGGAGAATCTTAGAAAGATCGAAGGATATGATGAAATGGATAGCGCAGTGATGTATCTTGAGCAGATTATAGAAGCATTACCATACGGTAAGTCTGGCAAAATCTCCCTACTGAATACAATTCGTTCTAAATATATGTCATAAGATGGGTGCACAACTAACACCAATAGTGTCTGATATCTTGTTTGAACGGAAGATAGCTGCGATCATGCATGAGTTCATGTCAGCACCTATGTCTTTGCGTGAAGAGGATGGTGCAGAGAATCTAACGCCAGAAGAGCAAAAGGCGATGGATCAGCTTATAGGTACGTTTGCACAGGAGCTTAAAAAGGCAGCATCACAAGTGAAGGCTACAGCAAAGGATACTGAGGAGGTTGAGGATATCAAAGCCGAGTACCCAGAGTTAGAAAAGCTGGATGACAAGGTGAATGAAGAGGTAATATCAGGCACGTTGATCGCAGGTATAGTAGCGGCAATACCGTCTGTACTAAAGATATTCAGCCTAATGTCCACAGGAATTAGTAAGTTGCTGGGGAAGGTAGGTTTCAAGAAAGGTGCACAGAAAGCAGAGCAGTTTGCAGAAAAACTGTTACACGGTTCCCACGAACTGCACAAAGCGTACATTGGAGTGATTCAGCAAGGATTAAAGGCAATGATTCCGGATTTCAGCACACTACCGGCTGATGATCAAAAGAAAATTGCAGAGATAGTGTATATGATAATTGTGATGTACTTAGGATTAAGTGCTGGTTTTGATGCAGCAAACGCATTCAAGCATTTAGACTTTGTGCATGGAACGGTAGAGGGTGCCTTAGCGGCAATTAAAGCCGGGGAACTGGGACCGTTTCTTGGAGGAGAAATAGCAGCAATATTAGGTAAAGCATGAAACATATAGTAAAAAGACTTAAAGAAGACAGCGATTATCAAGGATTTTTCTTGAACGCACTGCATAAGCATAACGAAAAGTTCGGCACTAAGGGTATTAGTGATATGAGTGATGAGGAGAAGAAAGAATTTTTTAATTATGTAGACAAGAATTACAAAGGTAAGACTGAGGCTATCAAAGAAGCAAATGGAACAACTACAGGCACCATCAGCATTACCTTCGATATTCTCGGAAACCTACCAAGCACAGATCCGGAGTTTATCAAAAAACACATTGCAAAGAAACTGCAAAATATGTTCTCTAGAGAGAAAAACATTAAGTTCGAAGTAGAACGTAAATACGGGGAGCCGCAAATCAACCTACAATAAAATTAACAGGTTATGGCAGAACAGCAAGGTCAGAAGTCCATTAAGGACATGATTAAGGAGGAGCTTATCAAATGTAAGCTCGATCCAGTCTACTTTATGAAGCGATACTGTATGATTCAGCACCCTGTGAAGGGACGCATGCCGTTTAAGCTGTATCCATATCAGGAAGAGTTAATGAAGAGTTTTGTAGAGTATGATAGGAATGTTATATTGAAATCTCGACAGTTAGGTATCTCAACACTCAGTGCAGGATACATTCTGTGGTTAATGATCTTCCATGAAGATAAAAACATATTAGTTGTAGCCATTGACCAAGCAACATCAAAGAACTTGGTAACAAAAGTGCATGTGATGTTGGAATATCTACCATCATGGTTAAAGCCAAAAACAACAGAAAGTAATAAATTATCGATTCGACTAACAAACGGATCTCAAGTAAAGGCCGTAGCATCAACAGGCACATCAGGTCGTTCAGAAGCCTTATCACTGCTCATTATCGATGAGGCTGCATTCGTACAAAATGCAGAAGAGTTGTGGGCATCTGCACAACAGACCTTGGGTACTGGTGGTAGAGCGATTGTGTTGAGTACTCCAAATGGTACGGGTAACTTCTTCCACAAGCTGTGGATGAAGGCTGAATCAGGAGAAGCAGCTAACTTTAAAGCAACCAAATTACCATGGTGGGTACATCCAGACAGAGATCAGGAGTGGAGGGATAGACAAGATGATGAGCTTGGTTTAAGACTAGCAGCGCAGGAGTGCGACTGTGATTTCTCCACATCAGGACAGACAGTTGTACATCCAGAAGTACTTACGTGGTATCAGCAAACATATGTACAAGAGCCTATTGCTAAGAGAGGTTTTGATGGTAATATGTGGGTGTGGGAGAATGCAGATTACAGCAAATCGTATATAGTTACAGCTGACGTTGCACGTGGAGACGGAGGTGACTACTCAGCATTTCATATAATAGATGTCGAAGATTGTAGGCAAGTTGCTGAGTATAAAGGCCAGGTAACTACAAAAGATTATGGCAATCTACTTGTCGCAGTTGCAACAGAATATAATGATGCACTGCTTGTTGTGGAGAATGCCAACGTAGGTTGGGCAACTTTGCAGACGATTATAGATAGAGGTTATAAAAACCTATACTACACATATAAGGATAACGTATTTGATCCGGAAGCATATCTACACAAACAGTATGACCTAAGTAGTAGGAAGGACGGAGTAGCAGGCTTTTCAATGACACAAAAGATTAGACCCCTGGCAGTCAGTAAATTAGATTTGTATATGAGGGAAAAAGATTGTATAATAAGATCAAAGAGGCTACTAGATGAGTTACTTGTATTTGTATGGAAAAACAGCAGAGCAGAAGCTCAGCACGGATATAATGATGATTTGGTTATGAGCTGGATGCAAGGTTTATGGGTAAGAGATACAGCACTAAAGCTGAGGCAGTCAGGGATTGACATAACTAAGATGTCACTTAACAATTTTAGAAACACAAGAACAGAATCACCAATACACTCAACAAACAACTTTGCACCTAATCCATATAAGCTAAATCTAGGTAATGGAAATGAGGAGGATATTTCCTGGCTATTAGGGCGTTAAGGAAATTAATGTTATATTTATAAAAAAAGAGTATGGCGCAACCAGGCGGACAATCTTTGTTTAAAAGATTACGAAAACTTTTCTCAACAGACGTAATTATACGTAATGTCGGAGGAAAGCAATTAAAAGTTATAGATACCGAAAGAGTACAATCAAGCGGTAATATCGAATGGAATAGAAGAGTTGATCGATACAATCGTCTATATACACCGGTACCAGGATACACATCTGACGGCAATGGAATTCAGCTAGTACAGAGAGTCGAAGTATTTAGAGACTACGAAGCAATGGATGCCGATAGCATTATCGCATCAGCCCTAGATATTTATGCGGATGAATGTACAACCAAAAACGAATATGGGGATATTATTGAAATAAACACAGGCAATGACAAGGTAAAGGAAGTACTACACAACTTGTTTTACGATATCCTAAATGTGGACTTCAATCTATGGCCATGGGTAAGAAACCTATGCAAATATGGTGACTTTTTCCTAATCCTCAATATTGCCGAAAAGTTCGGTATTGTCAACGTTGAACCAGCTTCTGCGTATGAAATGATAAGGTTAGAAGGTTCTGATCCAAACAATCCCAATAAGATCATATTTAAGAGGGATTACAGTGGATACGGT